TGGACGATACGGCTGCCTATGGCAAGATTTATCTGGACAGTCCACTTACACACGATATCAAGAAAGCGCGTGTGCGGCTCGTTTCGTTTTTCTGTCGGTACCGCTTCAACAGTGATGATTTGGTTACAGACTATGAAACAAACGAGATTGCCACGATGCAAATAGGATTTCAGGAGGTGGATGCATAATGGGAAATATTGCAAAATATGAAGATTCCCAGCAGGACGGGATTCCAGTGGAGTGCTATAAATTTATCCATGCGGGTATGAGCTACCTGTATACGAGTGCAGCGCATGATGTAGAGATTCCCATCACAGAAAGCGGCATTACCCAGACAGAGAAATATTTTGCTGAGGTCATATCCCGGGGAGCCATCAAGCCGGGAAACTCCGGCAGCGTCGAAAGCTGTACGATCAAGGTATCGAAGGACAACGCCATCGCCAAGTTGTTCCAGGGCGCACCTCCGGAAATTCCGGTGACCTGCAGCATATACCGTCTGCATGAACCAGATCTAAGCAAATTTGACGCAGTGCTGCAGGTAGAGATTGGGCAGGCGAAATTCTCGGATTCTGAATGCGAACTTACGGCCAATATGGATTCCTGGCTGAATAAAGAGCTGCCGAATGGCATGAACCAGTATTACTGCAACCATGTGATTTTCGATCATAACTGCGGCCTGCAACGTGCAGATTATCTGGTTGCGGCCATGATTGATAAAGTGGATGGGAAAACAATCCTGTATTCCAGTAAGTTCGCGGAATATCCGGATGGCTATTTTACGGGTGGCCGGCTGTATTATGACGATAACGTCCGGATGATTTTTGCACATAAGGGGAATCGAATCCAAATCAAGTATCCGTTCACGAATATTCCCCGCAATACCGTGCAGGTGCTGCCGGGCTGTGATACTCTGTTTCGCACCTGTGCGCTCCGGTATAAGAATACGCTGCATTTCAGTGGCGTTCCCTATGTGGCGCCAACCGATGCGACCAAGAACCCGACTGGACAGGGAGCTTATTGGGTGGACAGCCTCGTCGTGCGGCGTGATACAGATGGATTCATTGGAACGATTGACCTTTAAGGGGGTGCATTATGGCAAATATTGATAAATATGTTGGCTGGGGGATATCCACGCTGCTCATGGCGTTCATTGGCAAGGGCAGCAACAGTTCGGATGAAGGCAATACAGCGGATACCCTGAACGTAGGAACGAACCAGACAAAGATTGGCAGCCCGATTCCGGTGGTGCTTGGAAGGTGTCTGGTGAAATCGCCGATTGTATCCTACTTTGGGGATTTCTCAGCAAAAATATACACCGAGGAATATGCGGCACATGCGAATTTTTCTGCATGGCCGCTTGTTTTTTCACTGATTGCACAATACATTGCATCGCCGGCAACCACCAAGGGCAAGGGAACGGGAACGTCTACACATGGTGGACCTGTGACGGTAACCATATGGGGCAAGGATATGGCAGTTGGCCCGCTGATCAACTCGCTCTTTATGTGGCTGCTCTCCTGGCTTATAAATGGAAGAAATCTCAAGACCACTATACAGAAGGGATTTAAATATTATCTTGGGTACCAATTTTTAGTGGCCTGGTCCGGGAAAAATATGCGCATCCGGAGTATCTATATGGGGCAGAAAAAAGCCTGGGAAGGGGATGTGAGCCGCACAGGACAGGCGGGGAATATGCTGGATATCGATATCGACAAGCCGGATTTGTTTGGCGGGTGTGACGAAAACGGCGGTTTTCGGGGCCATTTCCATACGTATCTTGGTGGCAGCGAGCAGCCGGATTCTTGGATGGTGGAGCAGATGAGCAAGGACAGCGTGCAGGCAGAGCTCCGCGGCCTTACGCCGGCCTATGGGCCGTTTGTGAGCGTGGTCGTTCCAACCGCCTATGTGGGCAAACAGGCGACGATTCCCGAGACTTGGATAGAGCTGCAGAATTGCCCGGATACTTTAGGCCTGGGGCAGGTCGGAGAAGATGCGAATCCAGCCGAAGTCATCTATGAGCTCCAAACCAATACAGATTGGGGACTTGCCGAGCCGGACAATATCGATAAGGGTTCTCTCATTAAAGTCGGCAAGACGCTGGCAGCGGAAGGCGTGGGGATATCCGTCGAACTCACGAATGTCACGAAAGCGCAGACGCTTATCGATAAAATCTGCGAGCATATCAATGCAGTAAAGTTTTCGGACCCTGCGACCGGTAAGCTGACGTTCCGGCTCATCCGGGATGACTATGACCTAGATACATGTTTACGGCTCGATGTCTCGAACTGCAGCAAGGTCGATTTCACGCGTCTTGATTGGTCACAAACCATATCTAAGATATCGGTATCTTATACAGACCGCTCCAATCAATATGAAGAAAGCACGGTACCGGATATCGACCCCGCGAACATTGAAATCAATTCCGGTACCCAGACCGTAAAATCCTATGACTATACCTATTTCACCACAGCCCAAAATGCCAAATGGGCTGCGCAGCGGGAACTCAATACGGAAGGATATCCGCTGGCGGCTGTCAATATCGAAGGAAACCGGCAACTGGCAAACCTCCGAATTGGGGATGTGGTTGTACTCAATTGGGAACCCTATGGCATCAAGAACATGATTTTGCGTATTACAAACGTGGACCTGGGGGAATTTACCGATGGTAAGGTCACGCTGGATGCCGTGGAGGATGTATTCGGCCTGGCTAAGACAGATTTTGGTTTTTCTGGGAGTACGGAATGGACACCGGAGGATAAATATCCAGCGGGTGTAAGGGATTTTCGCTATATGGAACTACCTTATGAACTGGTGAATGATCAGAATACCTATGTGGCTGCCTTTGCAGCGCAGTCAGATAGTAAGACGCAGTCCTGGACCGTGTGGCGCCAGCAGAAAGGCGCTGCATTTGTCAGTACTAGCAGCATGAGCAAGTGGTCTGCAGCTGGCAGGTTGACGTATAACGTGACTGAATTTAGTGATGTAGAGGATGTGATGGGCTTCGAGCTCGCAGATCTTGGCGGCATCGATGCGCTGGAGAGCAGTACGGTTGACATCGCAGTAGCCCGTAAGGGCAGCCGGCTGCTGGTGGTGGATGATGAAATCATGGCATACAGCACGCTTACGCAGCTGCCGAATGGCCATTGGTATGTAAAAGGTGTGCTGCGGGGTGTATGCGATACGGTACCAGCCCAGCACTATGCCCAGGCAGATGTGTTTTTTATCCGCAGCGGAAATTATGCAAATGTCACAACTGGCGGCCCGGTCGCAGCTGCAGGGTATAAAGCAACGGAGCAGTACAATATAACGACCGCTACGGTCAATCATACGGAGGCCTTTGATGTTAAAAAGGTTCGGGAGCTTACGACAACGAGACGCTCCGAGCGGCCGAGTGTTCCAGGCCGTATCCGGATAAGCGCACATCTGCAGGCCAATGTGGTCCATACGGATGCGCTGGCTGGCAATCTTAGTATTTCTTTTGTGCCACGTAACAACCGGCAGTCCTTCGGTGCGGTGTCGCAGGATGACATGCAGGAATATTGGACGAAGCAGGCGTTTACCGCAGCCGAAGGTACAGATTACGTACTCAGGATGCTGGTTGGCGGAGAGTCGAAAGATTACGTATTTGCGGCATCGCCTGCAATCCTTACATGGGAGCAGCGCTGTACAGATTTTACCGATATTTTCGATGATACACGCGTCGAACTCTATGCACGCAAGGAAGGCCTGCTGTCTTATCAGCCGCAGGTACGGACCTTTGCCTGGAAAATACCGCAGGAGATTGCAGCGGCAGAAACAGAGGCAGAGGGGCTGGCACTTAGCAAGACCGGGCTTACCGACGGTATCCTGGTACCGGATACAACGCAAAAAATCCTGTATAAAGATATGCCGATTCTTACTCTCCCAGAAGGTAAAATTATGCGCATTACGGGTAAGGGAACCTATGAAATCTATACGATGCAGGCTGGATTTGTGTTTGGCCGGTATGCAGCAGATGGCGGTATTGCGTATCAGGAATGGGATGGACAGAAGATCATAGAAAGGAATGTCAGTTCATGACGACAACGAAAAACTTGAATATCCCGCTTCTCGATGGCAGCCAGCCACTGCTGACCAAGCAGTTTAATGGTGCTTTGCAGGAACTGGACAAGAATGCTTTGCCCATAGCCCATGCGGCCACCAAAGCACATTGGGATATGTGGCAGCCGGGTACCGTCTATGGCAAACAGGATGTATTCCGGACAACGACTATTCCAAGCTGGGGATTTTGGGAAGTCACGGCAGCCGGTAAATCCGGAAGTACCGAACCGGTTGGTTATGGGGAAGGCGACACGTATACGGATGGTACAGCGGTCCTCACACTGCGGAAAATTGGCGGCAAGGACATTGGCAATCATCTCGGGGAGACCATGGATGGAGACCTGACCTATAAGGATACGGTTGTCTATAAAGATACGCGCACAATCATCTTTGTGGGTACGTTCTGGCCGATTGTCTACCCCTATAAAGGAACCATCCAGAAGTTGACGGTGCTTTGTTCATTGCCGCTCACGACTGCTGCGGATTTTACTGTACAGAAAATCAGCAATAAGGATTATGCGGTCGGAGGCAGCTGGGATATTCTGGGGGCTGGAACCTATACCATCGAAACCGATAAGAGCTATATGGAATGGGATATTACTGCCAGCAATGCCCTATCTGCTGGGGATATCGTACGCATATCCTCTACAGCGAAGAATCTCGATGCTACAGTTTTTAATCTATACTGCAAAAATTATTAAGGAGTGTGTTATGTATGGCTATACCAACGGATTATGTATTTAAAACAGGAACTTGCTTAAAGAGTGAGTTATACGGAAAAATGATCGATGCACTGAAAGCAGCAGGATGGGAAGATATATCCTCGAACCCTGCGACGGATTTCGTTGTGCTGCACTCCAAGGGCAATACCGGAGATAAGAACCTTATTCTGAATCTGCGACCAGGAAACACCGCAAACGCAAATCCTGTCGATACAACAGATTACTGCCAGATGTCTTACCGGCTGCAAAATTCATACACTCCAGGTGCGAGTGGGGCAGCGGGGACATTCGGCAGGCCGTCGCTTACCTGGACGGCGTTGTATATTGTTCCGGTGAGCGCTGCAACTACAGTATTAGGAGCCTCAACAACGTTGAACTATTATGTGTATGCCGATGCAAGCAAAGTCATACTGATGGTGCAGTATCCATCGGCAACGGGCTACCTGCCGATGCTGATCTATCTGGGCGAGCCGGATACCCTCTATACACCGGAATCCGATGGCCGGGGGCTGCTGGCTGCTATGTCGGCGAATAATCCAACGGGGAATGCTACGGTGCAGATATGCGATAATCCAGACCAGATGGCCAGTGCAGCGGCACCATATGTTCTTACGGTCTATGCCCTCTTGGCACCCGGGGACCCGAATGCGGACAGCAAGAGTTTTCTCTCGTCGGTCTATTATGGCAGCACTGCAGAAGGGTATCGAGGAAAACTTGATGGCGTAAAGCTGGTATATTTTTCTGGCAGCAACTTTGTGACAGGTGACACCATAACCGTTGGCAGGGAAGTATACACGGTGTTCATCGTTGGGTCTGTGAGTAATTCTTCGTTCTCCAGCCGCGGTATTGCCATAAGGACAGCTTAAGAAGG